GATATTATCACCGCAGCAGACAGTAATGACGAGTTTAACCAACTACTAAGTAGTTTCAATAATACAACAGGTCACAAGCACGATGGTACAGCCGCTGAAGGTCCAGTCATTGGTTTGATTGGAGACCCCGGTGTAGCCACGCCTAAAAACAAAGTTGTTGTTGATGATACAAATAACCAAGTAGAATTTAATATTGATGTGTCAGGCACATCTACTGAACAGTTTGTTGTTAAAGACGGTGTTATTGAACCAACTACAAACAACGATATTGATTTAGGTTCATCTTCTAAACAATTTAAAGATGGTCATTTTGCTGGCACTTTAAATGTTGGTGGTGTGGCTGTTGGTGGTGGCTCTTCTATAGGAACAATTCTTGATGAAGATGATATGGCTTCTAATAGTGCTACAGCCCTCGCTACTCAACAATCTATTAAAGCATACGTAGATACACAGCTTACTGCAGAAGATTTAGATTTCCAAGCAGATAGCGGTGGTGCCTTGAGTATCGACCTCGACAGCGAAACTCTTACATTTACTGGCGGCACGGGTATTGATACTAGCGGTTCTGGTAATGCCGTTACATTTGCTATTGATAGCACAGTTGCTACTTTAACAGGAACACAAGCACTTACTAATAAAACAATTGATGTAGACAGCAACACTGTATCTAATATAGAGGTAGACAACTTTAAAGCTACAGCAATTGTGACTGAAGCTGAAGGTCTTGCTTCTAGTGACAATGACACTAGCCTACCTACCACCGCTGCTGTTGTTGACTATGTGGCTGCGCAGATTACTGCAGAAGACTTAGATGTAGCGGCAGATACAGGTACAGCGGCAGTTGATTTAGATAGTCAATCTCTTACACTTACTGGCGGTACAGGTATTGATACATCTGCCACAGGACAAGCAGTAACCTTTGCTATTGATAGCACAGTAGCTACACTTACTGGCGCACAAACACTAACAAATAAAACATTGACAAGTGCTGTGTTAAACGGTACAATAAGTGGAACTTCTATTAAAGATGAAGATGCAATGACATCTGATTCTGCAGACCACTTAGCTACTCAACAGTCAATTAAAGCCTACGTTGATTCACAGACAGCAGGACTAGGTGCAGGTGATATAACTGCAGTAGTTGCTGGTGATGGATTAACAGGTGGAGCAACTTCAGGTTCCGCTACTCTTAATGTAGTAGGTGGTACTGGTATTACTGCTAACGCTAACGACATTGCTATTGACAGCACTGTAGCTACACTCACAGGTACACAGACACTTACAAATAAAACATTAACATCTGCTGTATTGAACACAAGTGTTAGCGGTACTGCTGTACTTGATGAAGATAACATGGCTTCCGATAGTGCTACGCAGCTTGCTACACAACAGTCTATCAAGGCATACGTTGATTCTAACGCAGGTTTGTCTGACGTTGTAAGTGATACTACACCACAACTAGGTGGCGCACTAGACACAAACGGTAATAACATTACTTTTGCAGATGATGATGCGGCAGTGTTCGGTGCAGATAGTGACCTGACTATTGTACATGACAGTGGTGGCAACGCTAATGTGTTTAAAGCTGACAATTATGCATTTCGCAACAAAGCTAATGGCAATCTTACATTTGATATGTCACCGGGTGCAACTAAATCTGCGAAGTTGTATTATCAAGGAAGCGAAAAACTAGCTATACGTACTACTGGTGTTTTAGTTACAGGTACTTTAGCTGCCACCGCAGTAACAGGTGATGGCTCTGGCCTCACAAACTTACCAGAATCAGGTGACGGTGGTATTGCAATGGCTATCGCATTGGGATAAACAGAAAACACTTGACAATAGTGTAAAAGTATGGTATAATTATATACATAATCGGAGTAAGAAATGGCAAACGCATTTTTATCAGAGACAGATACTGCAGTGGGGGCATCAGCCGCTACCATTTATACCTGTCCAGCAAGCACAGAAACCACCATCATCGGTCTTAGTATTGCTAACATTGTGACAACTCAAATTACTGTAGACGTAAAGCTAAACGGTGCTGGACGTACTAGCGGTGCAGTTGATAATGTTCACCTTGTAAAAGCAGCACCAATTCCAGTTGGTGGTTCTTTAGTTGTGGTTGGTGGAGACCAGAAGGTTGTAATGGAGCCGGGTGATACAATCACTGTGGAATCAGACACAGCGTCATCCGCTGACGTTGTTCTCAGCCATCTTGACATTACGTAAGGGGTAGAATATGCCGTATCTTGGCTTATCACCAGCAGTACAAACCACAGCAATGGCCTATCAAGATTTGACTGGTGGAACTGGTACGTCCTTTACACTAGACCATCCCGTAGGTAACGCTGCTGAGATAGAGGTTTTTGTAAACAATGTCCGTCAGGAACCTACAGTTGCATACACTGTAAGTGGCACTAGCTTGTCTATGACAGGCAGCATTGTTGCTACAGATGATTTCTATGTGAACTTTCAAGGCAAAGCCCTTGTAACATCTACTGGCGGTGGTGGTGGTGGCACATTCAAAGGTGAGAATGGTGAGATTAATGCTGGCGGTGGCGACATCTTCCGTGTCCATCAGCAACAGCTAGACACCAACACAACCATTGATGCAGATGAAAATGCACTGGCTGCTGGCCCATTGACTGTAGCAACAGGGGTAACACTGACGGTAACATCCGGCGGTAATCTGGTGATAGCATGAGTGAATTACGAGCAGACACAATCACAGCAAGTGATGGCACCAGTCCAGTCACGCTGACTAAGCAAGAGGCGGCAAAGGTTTGGTGCGCTTACGATAGTTTTGCACAAGCTATAGATGGTTCGCTAAACGCAAGTTCTTTAACAGATAATGCAACAGGCGACACGACTATCACGTTTTCTTCAGCGTTCAGTGCGACTACTGAAATGTGTTTTGCTGGTATGTCTTCAGATGATTCGTCAAGCAACAAGCACGTTATGAACATTTCTTTTGCAAGAATTGGTAGCACCCCGTATACAACAACTACTGTTAGGATTACAACTAACTTTGACGGGCAGACCACTACTTTGCAGGATGCGGATTTTGCGCATACTATAGGAATGGGAGACTTAGCATGAGTGAGATAAAAGTAGACACACTCACAGGCAAGACCACCGCCAACGACATCACCGTGACTGTTGGTGCTAGTGCTACTGCTAAATTGGAACAGGGTCTAGCGAAGGTTTGGGCAAGGTATGACCAAATAAACAATGTCAATCGAGATTCATTCAATATCAGTTCAATCTCTGACCAATCAACTGGCGTATTCGGTTTGTTTTATTCAAATAATTTTGACAACATTTACTATGCCACCGCTGGTTCGACTAACCAACATAGACGCTTCCAAGTGAACGGCACAGGTGAAAGTGAACAGGCAACAAATCGGGTATTTTGTTTAGTCACAAATGAACAAACAGCAGCAAGAGATATGAACATAATTGGCGTTCATATTCACGGAGATACCGCATAATGGCTGGAAAAATTATAGCAGACCAGATTGAACACAGCACAGCAGGTTCTCTGGATACATCTTATGTGGTGAATGGTAGTGCAAAGGCTTGGTTTAGCGCAGTTACTTGGGCAACAGCAGATAATAGCTTAAATGTGTCATCAATTTCAGACGATGCTACTGGGCAATCAACCGTATCTTGGTCTAACTCTTTTGCTGATGACGATTACACTATTGCTGGTTCGTCAACTGATTCTGATGGTATTGTATTTTTTACAGGTGCAAAAGCCACAGGAAATTGCCCTGTTTATCATTTTGGTGGGTTAGCTGGGAGTTCTGCTTATAATGACAAAGAGATGACCGCAGACTTTCACGGAGACCTCGCCTGATGACCCAGACACCATCATTCAAAGGCACCCACCTGTTTGACCGCCTATGCTGGGCAAAGGAAAACCTAGACGCTGTGCAGTCAGACTATCGTGTTGTCTATGAGGACAGCGTTGATGAGTGCGCTAAGATACTTGTGCCTGACCCTAACTGGATGGCGTGTGCATTGCAGGGCGGTATCTTACCACCTGTCTGGGTGTATCACGAATTGGCAAAGGACGAAGCACAACCTGACTTCAAGAAGCATACTCGTGGCTATCTGTTGCATAAGACAGAACCAATGCCAGCAATGACTGAAGAAGAAGCAATAGAATACCTAATTATGAAAGATTGCCCACAGCATGTGTGGCGCAATTGGGATGAAGGCAACAAACCTAAAATGGTTATATGCCGTAAAGAACAGCTTCCGGGTACACGTGAGTGGCGCAACGCTTGGAAGATTACTGAAGAACTTAGCGTCACCGATTTAGCAGCCTAAGAGGAGAAACCTAATGGCACAAACATACATCGTAGATAAGGACGGGAATCAGATTGATGCTTCAACTGCAACTGTCCCTGCTGACCGTCACTTCCGTGGTGCATGGTCATTGAATGGCTCAGTCATCTCAGAAGACATGACAGCAGCCAAAGCAATCTTCAAGGACAAAATCCGTGAGGTTCGCGCACCACTGCTTGATGCAGAGGACGTAGT